CAAACTTCATTGGAGCATTACAGATATCACAATAATATATTTTCATTTTGTCATTCTTTTATATGTTGGTATATTTCATTTTCGAGCTTTACCCATTTACGAGATTTATTAATCTCTAACTTTTCTTTTCCTGCTTGTATAAGTGAGTCATAAGTGAATCCTGCCTTATAAGCTGCTCCGAATAAAGCCATTAAGCAGTCTGCATATTCCTTGATATCGGTTGGGTCTTCAATGGCTTCATCTGCTTCCTCTTTTAATTTCCTTAAATGACCTTTGGCAGTAGCTCCTGTAAATGTTTTAACTGAAAATTCACCCATTTCATTGAATAATAAATTACCTTCATCCGTTATCTCAGGTATCTCTACTGGCTTTTTGATGCAATACGAAATCACATTATATAACCACCATTCTTTATTTTCCTTATTAGTTACAGAAAGTGTATGATATATTTTATCACCTTTTACTTCAACATAATTTAATATATCCCCTACTTTCGGCAAATCATCTTTTGAGTTAATGTAGACTTTTACAAAGTATTCCATAGTTTTTAATCTTTAGGCGGTTTAGGCAATGGCATCCAATGAGTAATAGCGTCTGAATAATCATGCTTACTCATTAAATAATCTACCCACTCATCTCCATCCCATTGCGCTGTTGATATTTGCTTAAAGCCTCCAAATCGGTCGTGTACTAAGACCCATCTGCCTTTTCTTGGTAATTTATTTTTTACTGAAATCCATTCCATAATCTTACTTTTTACATCGTTTAATTTAGGAGGAATATCTCCTTGTTTTTTACCTTTAGGTACTTCTTTAATTATTGGTGTCATATTATATTAATATAATTTAAAAAAAAAAGGGCCCTATTTCTAGAGCCCTTAAAACTAAAAATATTACAATGAAAAAACTAACTATTCATTAAGCCAATCAAGATTATCAGGATTACCTGATTTAGTAACTCCTGGTATAAGTTTTTCAGCTGGAGTAGGTTCAGGTGTTTCTGCTCTTTCCATCCAATCAGACTTATCAAGTTTTAATTTATTTTCCTCAGACATTTTCTGTATGAAATATCCAAAAGATTTAAAGTTAAGGAACGCAGATTTTCTTTTAGTAGTACCATATGTTACAAGAACTCTAAATAATTTCTTATCCAGTTCTTTAGCTACCATATGCATTACTCCATCAAGAACTTCTGTTGGGTTTTTAAATACAGGAAATTTGACATCTTCTCCTATAACTCCCTTAGCCAGTAATATCAATCTCTGAGCTTGAAAATTAGTAAAACTTTTAGAACCTTCTTCTTGATAATAAAAACCTTCATTAACCTCTGCTCCATTTTCATCAGTAGCAATAAGTTTATAAACTGGTTTTTTCTCATCATCAGATGCAGCCTTTTTCTCGATTCTAACTCGAACATTCTCAACTAACCCTGCTTTACCTTCGTTAAAAATCTTAATTTCTTTAACATAATCCCCACTGTTGTTCAAATTAATTGTTGACATAAATTTTAATTGTTTTTGTTTTTATTAAATTATTTACTTGTTTCATATTCATCAATAGCTTTTGCTACTAATCCTAAGTCATTAGGTATGTACAAGTCTTTAAACATACCATATGGACTTTTAGCTGGATAGATATTATCCCTGTTAGTGACAAATTCATATGTCATCTTCTTATCAGTATCATTCCAAGAGTTCTTGGTAAATAATAATACTGTAAATAATCCAGGTAACTCTATCTTTTCGTCTACCATTCTTCCTACTGTCTTAATCTTTTTGATTACTTCAAAATTACTCTCGACATCCTCAGAATGAGCAAGTATAAAAGTTTTTATATCAGGACGTAGCTTACGTCCTACATTTAATACTTGCATACAATGCATAGCTATCTCACTAAATTTATCATATCCTTTGGTCATAGCTTTCTCTACAAACTCAAAGGCTAATAAATATTGAAAATCATCTATTATTATATTAGTAATTTCTGAACGATGTTCACTAATATATACCATAGACTTACTTATAACATTTGGATCTTCTGTATTTATGTAGTTACCACTTTTTGTATTACCTATAAAAGGTATATATACATTTCTCCATCCTCTGAATGGAAATGGTTTACCACTTACATTGATTATAAATGTTTTACTTGGTTCTAACCCCACTATTCCTAATGCAGGTTCTGGAAAGAATGATGTACTCTTACCACTACCTGCAGGACCAACTATACCTACCAAAGTAGAATTCATTAAATTTGCGTTTTTATTATATTTTCATAATTGTTATAATCAAATTCATTCATATTTCCAGGTAACTCTGAAAAATGTGAACTTGATCCTAAAAAGAATAACTGTATACAGGCATTTGATATGCCATTTCTATTTAAGTTAATCATAAACTCTCTATGATTATCACCTAAACGTTTTAGATCAACACCTTCGTGGTCTTCTATATTATATCTTCTAGGATAGAATAAGCTTACCATCAAATCTACCGAATGTTATCTTAGAAGTTCTTTATCTTCTAATTCTACAATTTCATTTATATTTGTAGTCCAGACTATATCTTCATCCAGTTTTCTTCTAATATAATTGTAAATGGTTTACAATTTATTCCTGGATGTTCCGCTTTCGTGGTAGAATTATTGTCTACTTGAGACTCACTACTAGTCGTTGAACCTTTCTCTGTGTCACCACAAGAGCTTGGCTGCTGATAATCCTCTTTGGACGTTCCAGCAATTAACGGAATTAAGAGACCTAGTTTATATAACATGGATTTCTCAATATTTGTTTGTATTAACTCTTTAAATTTATTAAAATCTTTTTTAAGTAAATAAATTGAATTATTTGATTGTATAGAAAATTCTAAATTAAACTTATCCTTTAGAAAATTAGTAAATAATACTAAATCATCTTCTGGGAAACAATTAGTAGATATTAAAATAGAACCTTTTGAAGTTTTACTACCGTCATCCATAAATAAGACTGCTAAGGATAAAACACTAAAATTATATAAAAAATCTTTAGTAATTCTTTTCTTTCCAGAAATATATAAATTTTTGTATAAATTTATGTATTCTGGATTAGCTTTTCCTATGATAGTATAATCTTCATAATAAATTCCATTTCTTTTATCAGGTATTTTTCTTTTATGATAAGTTAATTTCATTCCTAATGATTCTAACTCTTGAAATTTCCATTTACAATATTGTTTTTGGTTAATTCCATGAGAACAAGAAAAACTAGGATTAATTTTACCATCAATTCTTAAAGAAGAATCTCCTAATAATGTACCAACAAGAACTTCTAATTGTCTTTGAGTAGGTATAGTTGATTGAGAAATTGTTAAATTTCGCCTATTCAATTTTAAGCGTTTCCTAGCTAACCACACACTACAGTGATTTACACTAAGAATTTTAGCTATTTTATAATCAGATAATTCCTGTTCTACTAATGGTTTTAAATCTTCTAAAAATAACTTTGTTGTTTTCATTATTATTAAATTTCAACAAAGATACAAACAATTTTTGACATTTCCAAATATTCTATAAATATTTATTAATCTCTAGCAGTATATTTATTATCTGCCAAGCCTTCACTATCTGGTCGTATCTTGTCAATGATAGTATCACCACGATAGTTAAACTGTGCTCTTGAAGAATCAGCTGATTGCTGTTGTATTACTGTTGGAATATATCTCCAACGATCCCTCATTTCTAGACAATATTCACTACTAAACTTACTTATTGCTTGGTGTAAAGTTTCTCCTGGTGCTGTTTGCAATAAACCTATATGATCAACTATAACTACTACATATTCATTAGGTCTAACAGTTATATATTTATCTTTAACTTTTCTTGGAGAATAAGTACCATCTTCATTCTGCCAAGACATAGTTTTATATGTATAACTTCCATTATTAGGATGTTCTGCATATGATTTAATAAGATAAAAAATACTATTAGGACTTCTAATGGTATCGTAATAGCTTACCATACTTTCAAATTTAGCAAACCAAGTACGAAATTCATCACCATTAACAATAGATTCAACCTCATCATCTAATATATATTTCTCAAAAATAGAACTAAGCTTTTGAGGGCTTATTAATATTTTATAATCATGAAATAGTTTGTAACATATTGCAGCTTTTATTTTAGTCTCTTTAGATACTTCTAAAGAAAAATAAAATATTTTTAATGTTACATCAGATGTAGAATTATTAATAATCCATTCTACTGGTTGATATACATACAGGAAATCAGCTAATTGTGTCTTTCCTGCTTTTGGACTGGCAGATATTAAATTATATCTACCTTGTTCTATTCCTGGAAGAACAGCAGATAATCTAGGTAATGCCCAAGGTATAGCTATTACGTCACCTGACTGTCTTCTCAATTTATTTTCTCTTAGTTCTTCTACTACATTACTATATAGCATATCTTCCCCTCAATTCAACTTCACAAAGATATCATAAATATGTCTATATTCCAAATTATTTTATTTATTTTTTTATAATTTTATGTAACTGGCTGAACTTCTTTTTTTGTCTGGAATATCATTCCATTTCTCCCAAGTCGCTTGTCGCAACCACGTATCTATATTTTGTAGATAACCTAAAGATCCATCAGACTTTTTATATTCTAACTCTCTCTTTAGGTTATCTATTATAGTTCTCTGTAAATTAGGTTTACCTTTAGTAATCCTATCCCAGATAGAACGAGTAACTTTAGCCGATGAACTATTTACATCCTGTGTAGAAACAGGACGAAATCCAACTTCAGTAGGTACTTTATGAGGAAAAGTTTTATAGAATTCCTCAAATAGATCTTCACTATTAAACACTTTAATTCCTTCAGAACTTAAAGTATAACCATCTTCATTTTTAACAATAAGATTTCGTTCTAATAAAGAATCAAAATATCTATCATCAGGTATGTATGGAAATGGTTTACCTTCTAAGTCGTGATAAAACTTATAGAGTGTTAAATACTCATTTAATGTTAATTTTAATTTTCTTATTTCTAATATATCAAGTGTTATAAATAATGCAACCATTATTAAGGTTTTAAATGATAAAGCTGCTATCTATCATTAATCATTTTATCTACAACAACATCAGTTTTACTTATAAAAGTTTCTATTTCTAAATTTCTTATAAAATTCTCAGTAGTAGTTTCTATTAAAGATTCAAAAATATCTTTAGAATATTCTTTATTATTAATAGTAACAACATCCACTATTTTATAATTATCTTTAGTGAATGTAAAATTAGCCATACCTTCAATATGATGGATAAATCTAATTATAAGTTCATTATCTTCATAATATTGTTGTTCATCTGATATTAATAGTAAAAACATTAAATTAGAACTATAAAATATTCTAATACATTTATTTAATTTACGTAGATTAAAGAAATCTAATGACAA